TCCTGCGGTTACGCACCATGTAAGCAAGTTGGTCACTGGTAAATTCTCCGTCTGCCTTTGGGTCCTCATCTGTTGCACTGAATTCAGAGCGAGGGAATCCGTAAAGGATTTGCTGATACGCCGCGTTGGGTGGCATTGGGCGCATGCCTCTATCATCAATCAGAGGCTTGATTGTAGAGCCATCAAGAATCTGCAGACCGTATAAATCTCCGCCTACTGTTGGTTGTGGATATACAGCCCAAGCATCAATTACAAGAATGTCCTCAAGAGCAATGTTTAACCAATCGTTCCAAAGTAATCCGTTTGCCTTGTCGGGTGATTCCCAAAACTCACGCAAACGAGCGATTTCATCTGTGTACTTTTCGCGGGCGCGAGCCATAGCGCGTACATGGTCGCCGCCTGATTCAGAAACAATCTTTTCTGACGCATCGTTGCCCAAAACAATATCCCAATCAAGCCCAACCATTTTGTTTTTGGTCACTTCTAAGCATCGGCGCAAGATGTCAATTTGGTCTGCGGCGGCGCGTAGAGTCTTAAAAGGAACAAGGCGTGTTTCGGTTACATTGATGTTTTGCGCTACTTGATATTCATAGCGGCGTGGTTGTGGTCTGCCATTGTCCTGAAGCGGGTTGATTGCACCTGGCGTGATTGGCAATCCAGGGCCAAAAGGAACAGCGGCACTAAATGGAGCGCGTGGCAGTGCAACAGAGTTACCGTAGGTTTGGCGCATTGTTAAAGCGTCAGCCTGATTGCGCATCTCTGCTTCAGTCATGGTGACAGAACCCGCAGGTAAACGCGGTGCTTTCTCAATGTCGCCTGTGGCGATTACTCTTGCGATACGGTCACGCAGACCCATGTGTATCTCCTTTTAGCCCCTTGTACTTCGGGCGGTTATTAGGCGTGGACTACAACTCTGTATTGATTGCTTGTTGGAGCAACAGAGAATAGGAGAGTTATAGCAGTTGTGCTTGTATGTTGCACATCGCAGACAACTTCAGCGTATGGGCTTGAGTTGTCATAGACAGAAACAATCACATCTCTAGTGTTGAGATTGTGTGTGATTGTGTAAGAGGTTGCAACACCATCACCAACATTTGCCGCGTATTTTGTTACTACGCTTGCAGTGTCAATGTTGATTCCGCCGCTTGTAACAGTGATACCAGTTCCAGCAACAGCACTGATGATGTTGCTTGTGATATTGATACCGTTACCAGCGGTGAATACACCTGGTCCTGCTAACTGTACCCATGTCTGACCTGCAAAAGAGGTTAGGTAATGGTTGCTTTGTGTCCAAGAGGTTCCAGCCTTTGTGGTTCCCTCAAGAATGTAGATTGTTGCGCCCTCTAGTTCTGCAAAGGTGCTTGCATCAGCGGCGCGGGTTAAAGAGTATGTGGTTCCGTTGTCGTTATAGACATAGATACCATCTTCAGTATCATCAGTCTGCCCAGTAAGAACAATTCTGTATCCATTGTCTGCAGAAGTTAGTGCGCCATAGGTATCAATGTTTAATGTACCTGTGTTACCTGTTAGCGCCTCATTAACTGTTGAGAATAAGTTGGCGGCGGCTTTCCAAGTCAAACCTTCAACAGCGGCATCAACATAACCCTTGTTAGCCGCATCTGTTGAAGCAGTTGGTGTGGCTACATTTGTGAGTTTGTAGTTGCCCATTGACACATCAGCCGTAGGAGCGGCGAGTGCATTGAGATTGATTAGAGAGTGTGCGGCGTTATCGTGTGTAGGAGTTCCGTGTGTATGGTCAGCGCGTGCTACATCAGTAGATGTTCCATTGCCACTTGCAGAACCAAAAGAAGTTTGCGCTGTGACATTGCCAAAGTCAGGCATTTCGTGAACATGGTCCTCGCGGGCAGGAGCAGTGCCAGTTCCAACAGCACCATTTGCACCGATTGAAAGTGCGCTAGGAGTTGCGTTGGTTAATGCAGGAGTACCGTGTGTGTGGTCAGAGCGTGAGTATGTGTTTGCGCTTCCGTTGCCACTTGTTGCACCGTATGAGGTTTGTGAAGTGACAGAGCCAAAGTTAGAAACCTGAAGCCATGCTGTACCTGTATCAAAGTACATAATTTGCTGGTCAGTAGCAAAGAACAAACGACCAACAACGCCAGCGGCAGGGCGTGAAGAAAAGTCACCGTAGATAACTTCAGACTTGTTTAGTACGGATACCCATGCGGCTCCGTCATAGTAATAGATTTCGTTATCACCAGTGTTGTAGTAAATCTGACCTGCAGATGGTGTGCTTGGTGCTGTACCCAAGTTCTGAATGACTGCATTTTGCAATTCATTCTTGTTGAGGTCAATACTTACAAGAAATTTACGCGCCATTGTTTGCTCCTATATCACATACGCAGTGCCTGTAAAAGCACTTGTAAAGGTTATCACCATTTGATTTTTTGATGGGTAAGAAAAAGTGCCTTCACACTGCGTACCCGCACTGTCTAAAACAACAGCCGTTGGTTCACCGTTAAGATTATGGTTTATTGTCCAAACCGCTGAAGCAACCGCCTGGGTGTGGACATAAAACACTGCTTGTCCAGGTCCTTGAGGACCAGGTGCGGTTATTTCAACAACAGGAACAATAGGTTTGATTATGATTGCATCATCAGCCATTAGCGTGTTACCTCAGGTGTCACAACAATTTGTCCTTGCGCTAGTCGTGTAATTATGCCGCCAGGAGATGTTATCTCAATGTCATAGTAATAAGTGCCTTCATCTATTACGCGGGTTTGTGCCGCTGTTGCATGCACTGCAAATTCTCCGTTAGCGCCTGTAACCGTAATATCTCCATTAGCAGTGCTGAGAGTAAGAACAGCGTTTGCATCTGATGGCAGAGAGCGCAGTTGTAGTTCTGCGCTGTAGTTGCCTACATTCACAGGGGCTGTTGCAATACCGCCTGAGATGTAAATTCCTGTTGCGCCATTTGTTACAGTGAATTGACCGCCATTTGCTGTAGCGATAGTTACATTTTGAAGATTGTATTGCGGCGGTAGAACGCCATCAATAGAAACAACCTGACCTGCAGTAAATCCGTTTGTTCCTGTGAAAGTCACGGTGGTTCCGTTGCCCACAACATTTGTGATTTCGCAGGGTTGCTTGTAAATGAAGTTAATGAACCAATCAGCGCCCTGGTCCATCGTTGTATTGTAAGTAACCGCCATTATGCTCCCACCGCCTGAGTTGGTGCAATGATAGCGCTTCCACACTTGGGGCAAAGGCTCAACGATTTAGGAAATGGCAGAGCGCATTTACTGCAGAAATTAGCGATACTGTTGAAGTAATGACTAACGCTAGTTTTTCCAAGCAAGTCGCTAAAAGCCTGAACCATTGCATCAAGCCTGTCGGGTGAATCTGCATCTTGAGGTGTCCATATCGTCATTTGGTCCTCTAATTGTGGGAAATGTCCGACATGATGCACACGCCCCTGCTCATACATCGCCGCTACAGGTTCAGCGCGTAACTTTTTACCGACATGCGCTCTGATTTCTCTGATTGGCAAACTGACTCTGACCTGCTTCAAAACTGCACTGACCATATCGCCGCCCTGATTAACTTCAACAAGTAATGAATCGGCTTTGTATTCGTCAAAGAGTTGCACTGCTCTTTGCGCCCACTCCAACGGTGAGCCTTTCATTGAGCCATCATAAAGAACATAACCATGGCCGCCAGTATCACAACCAGCAACAACAATTCCTGTTTCATCGCTTGCTTGTGTATTAGTTACAGCGGGGTCAATGCTTACAACGATTCTTGATAATGGTGGGCGTTCATTGACGCGATTTCTGTCAATCAATCCACGGGTCCACAAAGCGCCTTCTTGGTCCTCAAGGATTTCACCGTAGAGTTCTTGCCTTCCCAATCGGGTTCCGTTGTATCGGGCTTGTAGTTCCAATAGAGCGCTTGGAGCGAGGTTCTTCGCATTGTCAAAGGTTGAACCCCTTGTGATGGCTACAGAGCCGTCAGCGCGCCCTGAGAGCGTTCTAATCAGAGGTGTAGGCCTTGGGGTCGTGGTCACGACAATTCGGGGCTTCTTGCCCAATCGCAATCCAAACTGCAACTGATGCCACGCATCTTCATAGCGATAGGCGGCTAACTCATCACACCAAGCGCCATGGTGTTGCGGTCCACGGAATCTGTCAGGTTGGTCTGCAGAGAATAATTTTATTTTGCTCCCGTTGATTAGTTCTATCTCGCCATTACTGCGGTTGTAATGTGACAGCGCGTTGTAACGATTGAGAATGTTAATAATTCCTGATTCACCTTCAGCACATGTATCTCTTGCGTCAGAGAATGTAGGCGCAACGATTGCCCATCTTGTATCAGGATTTTCTATCGCTTCCCATGCCAGCCATTCTGCGGCTGTTCTTGTTTTGCCCGCTCCACGACCAGCAAGATAAAGCCAAATGTTCCAATCTCCGTCAGGAGGTAATTGCTCTTTTCTTGCGAGTCTTTGCCAAATTATTCTGCTCGCTCGTATCTTGCTGTTCAGGGAGGGTTGTGATGTCTGCGGCAACGCCTTCAATGTAGTCAATAATTCGGGCGAGGTTTGTAACTTCTGCATCAATGCTTCCATGTCCTTCATAGTTCACAACCTCCGCTTGTACTTTCTTTGGCGCATCTAGGCCTAGGAATTCTGCGCGCTTTTGCATAATCCTTAAAATCATGTCGGCACTTCTGAGATTGCCTTGTAATGCTGATTGCCAATAAACCTCTGTCATCTCATCTAAGCGGTCTAGGTCAGCCTTTAACACTTCTTCAGGTTCTGCAAACTCAACGCGCTTTAATGCTCTGCGGTATGCCTGATGTGCGCCTGCAGTGGTTGCGTAACCTAATTCTCTAGCGATTGAGGCAAAAGTCATTCCGTGTGCATGGCGTAACTCAAGTGCGCGGTTCTCGCGCTTCAACTGAGCCAATCCATCTTTGTCTAATGCCATATACATAAATTATGACACAAATTATGGTAAATCAAGTTGAAGTAAATTCTGTACAGATTTTTTTGTGTTCTGTACAATTTTCGTAACATAGCCTAGGCCTCTACCGATAATGTCGGAACGCTTAGGCTTTCTGTTTGTGATAGGTTTTCTTCACTACTGATTCGGACTCAGAGATAAGTAAAGCCCTTAGTTCCCAAGATGGGGAGTGCAACTAAGGGCTTTATTTATTTACTTCTGTAATGATGCAGGGCAGTTACAAGCGCTACCAGGAACAACAAGAGTCATACATAGGCGGTTATGCTCAACAGCCTCTTGTGGTTCTTCTATTTTTGGCGCGGCCTTCTTTTTTGGTAATTCTTTTTCTACTTTTTCAACTACCTCATCAACTATTTGTTTTGCGCTCTTGCGTGGCATTTGTTTCTCCTTTGAAGTGATAAGTCATGTAATGTATCTGAGATTCTTTGTAGGAGTCTTTGTTGTCCGATACGGGGAATGTGGGAGTTCCTAGACATAGGAAGCATTTGAAATACCGCATCAGTCAAATACCTTCTCTCCTTGCGCCAGTGATAAGCGCGCATCAAGCAAATCGTCAATGCTCTTTTGTAGTAATTCTTTTTTGCGCCAATCCATGCGATTACCGTACTCATCAGTCTTGAGCATGCCATAGATGTGCTTGATAGCCTCATCAATGTCGGCAAGAGTGACATCTTCTGTTATCGCTAGTGACATGGACAGATATTAGGGTTTTTTCTTTTTGTCCGCCTCAAGTTCTTCTGTAAGTAATTCAATAAGATTTTCAATCTTAAAGGCTAGTAAATCCTTACCTATGTCGTATAACTTTTCGGCCATCAGGTCCAGGCATCTTTGTACTTCAGGGTCATTTTGAATCATTGTAATTCTTTCTCAATAGCCTGAATGGTTGGGCAGGGATAAGGATAATTGCAAATAAGACACCAACCATTCTCGTCTTTGTGCAATTCAATTACCGCACGCAGGGCAATAGCATTGTCACAAGCAGAACATTCACAACCTATTGCTTTTGAACTTGCAATTTGTATGTTTAGTCTTGCCAGCAATTCATCGGGTGTCATTGCTGTTTCCTAGCAATAATTTCTAATGCTTCCGCAATGCGCGCCAAACTAATCGCTTGACACTCCTCCCTACCGTGATAATCATTACTGCCACACATATCGCAACCAGAATCCACGCTGTTTGATTGTGGAAATGCAATTCTTGATTTGCGGTCAAAATTCACTCTTTTACCCATTACGCCTCCTAAATGTTATGCACCGTAACGAGCGCCACACGGTGCCAGTGGTTCCGTTACTCACTGTTGGAAACGAGTAAACAACAGTAAGCAGGCTCTATCCCTGGTTAGGAATATCTTGTAAGAAATCAAGCAATTGCTCAACAATTACAACATCACGCCCGTTGATGTGATGGTGATAATCATTTGCAAACGCCTGAATCTCTTGTATTACTTTTTGTCGCGCCTGAACTTCTAGCGAGCGCAACATTAGTTGTAAGTTTTCTAAATCAGCCATTGCGAGCGTCACGCTTTGCCTTGTAATTCATTACATCTTCACGCTTGTAATAAACATTACGACCAGCCTTCTGCACCCATACAAGAGTTTTGCGGTGCTGAATCTGACGCAGGTTATTCATCTTGATGCCCAAGATTTCTGCGGCTTCTGCGGCGCTTACTAAGTTTTCTTCTACCATGGCTCTAGCCCTCCATCATTTGATTGTGTTTTGTTTCTTGCAATCTTAGGAACCACGCCAATCTCTGATGCAGTGATTTCCATTTGTGTTTTTTCTACACCGTTTTTGTCCGTGTAATTATTTAGTTTCATTGTTCCGATAACAATTACTTCATCGCCTTTTTTGATTGTTTGAGCGATTGCTTCTGCGCCTGAACCAAATCGCACTACGCGATACCAATTCGTTTCGCCATCTACCCATTCTCCATTTTTCTTTGAGCGCGGTGTATGTGCTAGTGAAAAGTTCACTAACTGTAAGTTATCTGCTCCAACTGTTTTTAATTCGGGGTCGTTACCCAACCGCCCTCTTACTCTAATTTCCATCAATCACCTTCCATAAGTATTTGTATTGAACCGTCATCTTGTAATAAAACGATTGAACCATCAGGGCGAGAAAAAGGAACTTCTTGCGGCTCTTGCCATGAACCAACAATCCAACCTTTTTGTGACGCTCTTTCAGGATTCAGGTGGATACTATCAGTGCGTAAGTTATGACAGCCGTGATGTATGCGAATTAGATTACTGGGCGTGTCTTTGCCGCCCCTGCTTCTCAACTTTCGGTGATGCAGTGCCATAGAAGGCAGAGCGGGGTGGCCGCAAACTTCGCAGTAATCCCCCGCTCTTTCTTCAACAATTTTTACAACTTTTTTGTCCAATTATTCCTCATCATCTTCAACCCATTCTTCAGGGTCAATGTTAGGGGTTACAGGCTCCCAATGATTAGGAAAGATTATGGACATTAGTACCAACCACCTCTACCGTTTTTATCCGCTCTTGATAGCCACGATTTTAATGCACCGCATGGGCTTTCATATCTATGCTCTATGTAATTTAGACCCCAACGGATTTGCACCTGGTGGTCTTTCATAAAGTCTTTGATTTGTTGCGCGGTGTTATGTTTCATGTGGCGCTGTGGAATTCCGTAATCATGGGTCGGAGATTTGGCTTTGTAGTTCCAAGCCGATTCTTTACCCCATAGTTTTGCCAAACAGCCAAACTGAGATTGGGAATTGTTCCAGCGCTTCTTCACCAGGTAACGAGCAAACTCTTTCGGCTCCATGTTTTTAATAACCATTTGCCGCTTTTGTTTGTCCGTCATTACTGGCGCATGAGCATCTGCGTGAGGAATGACAAGCCCAACCCCGATAAGGGCTACTAAGAGTGCTTGTCTGAGGGCTTTAACTACTGGCCCCTTGCCTCCAACTTAGCGCAGACTCCGCAAAGCGCATCAACTACTTTCCATGCACCGCAATTACATCTAGTTACTTTGTTATCCATGATTTACCCCTTTCAGGTTATTTTTTGGACAGCGTTAGTGTATCGGCAAACCCACAGGATTTAAGAAGATTTTGGTGTGGTATTTCCCGCTAGGTTCAACCAGGCTGATTACGCGCTCATGTACGCATGTGCCATGGTCAATAAATCTGTTATATGAGTTCACTGCATCAAGGGCGTTATCGTAATTATTCGCCCACTCTTTCACGCCATCTGTAATGACTACGACTGTGTAAATTGCTTCTTCCATTTTGAGCCTCCATGTTTTTTGTATTGTTTCTGTGATAGTTATTTCCATTATTTTTGTCAATCTAATGTACCGCCTGCTTCAATCCATTCACCAAAGCAAACAGGGCAACCAATGTTTAGTTGTTTTTCTTTAGGGTACTCATGGCCCCTGTCGCATTTAATTATTTCGCTCATGGGTATAAGAAATCCACACAGAACTGTGACATTTCGCCTACTGGCACTTTGCACTCATTTGGAGTTGTAATCTGCAGTAACCAGGAAACAAACAACAGAGTTGCAAGCGCTACCACAAAGCGCCCTCTGCGTGTCAGCCTCCATGTTCTAGTTGCCTTTGCCATTTGCCGCCTTCCTTCTGTAGTAATCATTGCTCCAACACCAATCGCACTCTGCAATCATGGTGTCCAATCTGTTTTCTGCCATGTGAATCATAAGCCTGTTAGCGGTTCCGCCAAAGGAGCCACACCATATACAGCGTGGTCTATCGTCAAAAGGCTCAAGCATTGCGACTCTTGTATATTGATAGTGTTACAGGATTAAACCCCGCAATCTTCAGTGCATCTTCTACAGCCCATTGTGCTTGCTCGCGTTGCATACCGTTCACCATGGACTTTGCCTTACCTTCAGGGATTGAAAAGTTGTCGTATTCAATCTCTAGTTCAATCTTGAACTTCATCGCTTTACCTCCACTGGGATTGTGCAATCACATGGAACTACATCGCACGCGTCATCATCTGTGTAACTAATGTAGCCCTTTCCGTAACACATCTTGCATTGCAGTATTGGTGTTGTCATTATTTTGCCTTCCTTTCATAGTTACAAGCATTACACATGATTGCGTATTGCCATTTAGACACTTTGCCCCACTTCAATACACCGCTGACAAATAATGAATCTTCTGATTCACACTTAGGGCAATCTTTTAGTGCTTCACCGTTGTAAGTAACTTTTGTTGTTGTGGTCATGATTATGCCTTCTCAATCATTAGATATTGGTGCTTGTGATACATACCGTTGGTTTCAACAACTTTGTATTTGACATTGTTTGTTAGCGCCCAAACCTGCAACTTCAACATGAAGTTTTCTTTGGCAAGGCGCTGAATCTTGTGGCTCATGTACTCATTGATTTCGCTGAAACTGCGCTCCCAACCAGCAACATAAATGCGCTCAGGATTGTGACGGTCTGCTTTTAGACCAATGCCATGGTCTGTTGAATAACTTGACATTGAGTAGAAAGGAACACCAATTTCCTCAGCCAATTTGCGTACTGCTTGCCAGGTAAAGGTCTTGTATTCGGTTGTAACTTCTGTTGCCACTGTCATTTGTTGCCTCCATGTTGTTGGGGTCCTTGTGACCCGTTGGTGTAATTATTACTTATTGGGGAAGTTTTTGCAAATATATTTATTAAATTTTTTTGGGCGTGTCGTTTATAGAGAGGTTAGTTTTTTGATGAGCAGGTTCCAATAAAACTTGTTGTTTTCGGTCAAATCTGCGTCATTATCAATCACATATTGCTTCGCTAGAACTGCGAGGATTGATGCTTCATTTATATCCAATGTAACTGTGTTTTGCATGATTACGCCTCCATCTTAATAAGTAGATTTGGTGCGAATTTGTGTGCGCATGTCGCGCCGATTGGGAAACAACCTTGTGAATTAGCGTCATCGCTTCCAGGAACGATGACTTCCCAAGATGTATTTACTTCAAAATAAAGTGGATTTTTGCCGAGTGCGCGGCCACATTCGGTGCAAAGGTCGCCGATTGAATCCAAAGCCTTGCGATTGCTAGGGGCTTTGTCGCCAGCGTTGTATTGATTTGTCATCTGTCTTGCCTTTCTCTTGGGGTTCTTTTGAACCGATAAGAGAAGTATTGCCTATGTGTAAAAGAATTGCAACTATTTATGGAACTTTTTTACGCACAAAATAAAGGTTTGACTGGTTATGTCCTTAGAACATTTGTTCTAATCCGTATGCACCTACGGTGATTTCTGCCCCTATACGCTCTCCATAGGCCTTCTCAGCGGCGATTAGAACCACTTGCCCATCATCTACATAGGCAATCGCTGTTAGGCCGTCTAGGACCGCTCTAATCAATTTATCAAGGTCAGGAGCAACTGAAGGAAATTGCCGCTTTACAGTGCGCGGCTTAGGCATATAAAACTTGATTCGGATTTCAATCGGGTCGGTTAAAGGGCGAGCGCCATATTGCCTTGCAGTTAATGCAACAGCGCTACGCCATGCCGCAAGTTCAGAGCCTTTGTTATGAATGACTCTGCCGTTGATAACTTTCATGCTTCCTTGTGGAACAGGTAAGCCATCAACAAAAAAATTTATCACATAATTATTGTAACTAAATCTTGCACAATAACAAATCTATCTCTGCCGCGTTCATCTTTAACATGCACATCATAAGTTCCTGTGTGGTCAGGTCCATCAATGCTTTGCACTTCCAAAACTTTATTATTTTGAACTATTTTGTCGCCGCATTGCATGTTACTTGCTTTTGTAATTACTAGCGTTGCCATGTTACTCCTATCACTGTAACCGTTACGCAAAAGTGTAACAGTTATTCGTAATCAAAGTGACCGTAATAGTTTCTTCACATCTTCAGGCATTGGCACTGCTTGCTTCTTTCGTTCTTCAACTTCTCTTTGCCACCGTAATGTTTCCTCAATCTCGCGGCGGCGGCGTTCCTCTGCAATCTGTAATTCTTTTGCTCGCTTCTCATCGCCAGTCAATATGCGCTCAGGTAATGGGTCATCATTCCAACGCCCTGCGTTCAACCAGGTTGTTGGGTGAGCGGTGAAAGCATCTACACGGTTAGGGTCATCTGCGTATCTTCTTGCTCCTGCAATAATTACAGATTCTTCAGTTGTCTTTGCCGCTTTTGCATAGGCTTTTTCTGCCGCCTGCTTTCCGACCTTTCTTGGGTATGCCTTCCAAAATTCATCAAACAGGTTTATATCTAAGTTCTTCTTAGATAGTTCTTCTAAAGGAGTGCGGTTTTCCGACTTCGGATAACCGGAATCCGGTTTTTGAACTTCGGTGATTTCATAATTTGGCGTATCGTAAACAATGCTTACGGTTTCAAATTGTCCACTGTCTTTGCGCCTTTTTTCGGTGCGCATATATCCGACCTCCCTTAGTTCCTTTAGGGCTGTCAAAATCGCATGACGACCTTCACAGCCCGTTCTTGCTAAGGAATCGGCAGACACGCGCCAATTATCAGGGCGGCTCAAAATGTCTAACAAGATACCGCGAGCGCGATAACTCAATCTTGTATCTCTTATGACGGAATTAGAGATAACACTAAAATTTGATTCAACCCTGGGGGAACGGATAATGCTCACAATGCCTCCTAATGGACCACATACGGTCTGAAATAACTAATGAACTCATCAACCTTTACCCAAACCACCATGTCAGTTTCATTCGTATCTCTGCGGGTATGCACTGTCGGTTGTAAGCGCATGAGCGCTTTAGCGGGCAGAATCATAAGACCATCAGTGAAACGGAAACAAATTCGGTGGTAACTTTCAGGCGTATCTGTGTAAACAGGCACTGCCATCATCATTTGTAATTTGTTGTAAGGAAAGATTGCGGGCGCTGTACTTGGTGAGTTCAGCCATTTGATTTCTAAATCACCAATGTAATTCTCACGCCCGTTGTCGTGCTTACGATTGATGTGATAATCAGTGAAGTAAAACTTGGGTGTTGGGAACAAAGACCATGGCATTTTTTGTACTATAAAGTTTGCAACTCTTTGTTCCTTATTTGTGTCGCCTTGTACCTGTCTAATCGGTTCCACGGACACACTCCATAATCTCCAAATAATCAATACCCGCTTCTTCAAACGCAAACAGCGCTCGCCTTTGTTGATTCGGATATTTCTTAGGATTCTTAAAAGAAAAACGCTCAATGCTGGTCATGCCGCCCCATACTCCATAGTCCTCATGTTCCATGGCGTAGGTCAGGCACTCTTTCCATATCGGACACGCTAAACAAATCGTGCGCAGTGCGTTGATGTATTCGTAGGCCAAAATACTGCGTTCTTCTTCTACATTGTAGAAAATGTCTGTATAGATGGAGCCTCTGCAAGCGGCTATTTCCCAATCTATTTCATCGTACTTGGGCAACCGATTTCTCCTGACGGGTCAAAGTATGGGCAATAGTCTTTGCAAAATGACACATTTAGTTGTGGCTGTGGGGGTGCGTCATCTGTTGCCGCCCATTGCTTTAGATTGCGTAGCCATTGCAACGCTTCTTCTGCAACATGCGGCTTGTATTCATCTTGCCAAATTTTTATATCTGTCATCTTGCCATCACGGGGAATTCCGACCAATGCCACGCCTTTAACATCGTAGCCCTGTTGCTCAAGCAACCAACCATAAACTTGTATCTGCCATTGTTCCTGGTCTTTACCCAGGTAGCGCATACTGCTTTTGGTCTTGGTCTTGAAATCAACCACTAACCCAAGGTCCTTAATAAATAAATCGCAGTGACCTTTGATTTCAGGGTGATTCAATTCAATCTCAATCAGAAAGTTATCTCCAAAAGGGTCTAGGCGTTGCATCGCCTTTTCCATTCCTGAGTGAATAAATGTTCCTAGGATTGCGCCTAGGGTTTCAGTCTGATTTAGTTTTTGTGTTTGCTTTAGGTCGTGCCATACGCGGCGAGAACACCCGCCCAAAGATGATGGCCCAACTTCTACTTGTGTAGAGCGTGAGCGGCTTGAGTCATATCCGCGCAACGACTTTACAACCATGTCTTGTAAATCAATCACAGATTGTCCTCATTCCATTGTTTTTTCTTACTTTTGAAAAACGCTTCTATTTGTTGCATTTCCTCAATGATGTCTTGCATGCGTTGCATTGCGTAAGTAATCCCAACGCGTTTGCCCCACCAAAAACCAATTAGGTAGGCCAGCACAACTGCTAACAATGTTGTCATAGGTCCATGCTCGTTCTGACTGAAGCGCTCATGCTTCTAGTTAAATCCACCTGCACTCTGATTCGGGCGGCGTTATTACGCGCCGCCTTCACCTTCGCTTCAATGATGTTCACATCAAAATGCAGATTCTCATTATCCAAAAGCGCCAAATCATCACGCTCTTGGATTGTGTAATTCTTTCCAGTGGGTGAAGATTTGCTGGCATAAGTCATGCGGCTACGCGCCATAGAAACTTCATACTCAGCCTTCTTCAAGTGATATTCAGATTCGCATTTATTGAGTTCTTCATGCGCCGCGTCAATCTCTTTGGACAGCGCATAAAGACGAGCCTCAATCTGTTGCGGAGTTACTATCTGAGCCATCGCTCTCCTTCACAACATGCAATCCCTGGGCTTCCTGACGAGCCTGCAACTTAATTAATTTGCCTGCATCGGCTGACAAATCAAAAGGGTCAGCGGCCATTTGAAATCCTGCGCGCTCCATTGCTTCTGCAAGGGCTTCAGGAAATACATCAAGTTCTTTTGCTACAGCGCGGATACCTAAAGCGTTCTGATGCACGCTCACGATATATCCTGCAGATGGCACAAATTTCTTTTGCTTGTCGCTCATACAAACTCTCTTTTCTTCTTATTCACGGTATCCAACAATGTTGTTCCGTTTACTTTGATGTCTTTCAGTGTTGCGTATTGGTTGTAGATTTTTTTCAATGCGTCTAATGAAGCGGCAGTGTCTGCTAATGCAATCGCTGTTTCTGCCTCTGCATATTGTTGCTCTGTAACTTTTGGCGCAAGAATTACGGGCGCGGCAGGAACATCTTTAACTCTGTCTGCCTTTTCCATATCTTGCTTTGTAGGGCGTACAGGCTTCTTTGTGTTGGGGTCTGTACCCATATAACCCGCAAGGCTTAATGCACGCCCTGCGGCGCTTGTAGAGGCGTTTTCAAGGGCGCTGGTTTTGTTGATGTGGCTACTGCCCACCATTTCTTCAGCGTAATCAACAGCCTTCAAAACATCACCGTAATATAAAGATGCTTTGACTACATATTGCAGTGGTCGGTTTGTTTGCGGGTCACGCGCTAAATCCACAATCTCTGTAATGATTCGCAAATCAGGGTGGTCGTTTAATGCGCGTTGTAATCTTTCCGCTACGGTTTCGTAGTGGGATAAATCAAATGCCATTCTTTGCCTTCTTT